ATGGTCTTTGCATCCACGCTCTACTCTGATCCGGCAACAGGAAATGAATATGTGGTAGTTGCCACCAAGGATAAAGTAATACTATGGAATGATGCTAACAACTCAGGCATAGATATTGATTATCCAGGCAGTGAAGTTGTGGCCACGGCAGATGGCGCGAGCTTCGTACAGGCATTAGAAAAACTCATCTTGTTTCGTGGTAAGAATAAGACACCACTTGAATGGGATGGAGATGTAAGCAATGACTTTGTAATTAAAGCAAATGGAAGTCCAGGTGCAGGGCGCATACAATGTCCAAACACAGATTATGGTGTATTCTTCCGCAATCGCTTAATCATCCCACAACCCACAGATAGTAACTATACAATCTTAATGTCTGATTTGTTAGACACAGATAATTACTACGCTGCTGAATCACAATTTAGAATAAATAAAGGTAGTGCAGATTTTCTTGTTTCCTTTTTTCCTTACCAAGAAGATCAGTTGATCGTGTTTATGCGTAATAGCATTCATATGATTAACAACGTTGCGACAACTTCCGCATCTAATACCTACGAGATTACCCGTCAGCATGGATGTGTGGCACGCAAGTCAATCGCACAGTCTGGCCCACAAACATTCTTCCTGTCAGATAATGGGGTCATCGTCCTGTCACCAGGTACAGATCCTGCCAAGGGACTTGGGGTAGCTATTAGTAAAGTAAGTGGTGAAACCATACCCATGACTCGACCCATACAAGATCAATTTGATGAGGTTAACTTTGCACATGCAGATAAGTCATGCGGAATCGTGTATGACAACGCTTACTATCTAGCAGTACCTACAGGTAGTTCAACAGTACCTAATAAAATCTTTATCTTCTCACTGCTTACATCCACATGGACAAGTGTAGATTCCTACCCAGCAATGGCAGGCAGCTTGGCATTTCATGTAGATGACTTTGTGATTTGCTCGCACGGATCTAACCCAACAAGACGCAGACTATTCGCATGTAACGACACAGGTTGGTATCTCATGGAAGAAAACTCCATAGATGATAGCGGACGCAAGATAGGTAGTACAAGTGAGTCAGGCACAACTGCAATTGCAGGTAAGCTAGTATCTCGCTCCTTCACCTTTGGAGACATTAGCGTGAAGAGTTGGAAACGTGGACAGGTTGGTGCAAACACAGTTAATGCAGATGCATTTAATATTAAGGTCAACACGCTAGACCCGGATGCAAGTACAACAGTATTAAGCCACACAGCAGATGGCACGGAAGAAGCACTCTTCCGCTTTGGTACGGGTCGTACCCGTGGGTATGGGGCGAATATTGAGATTAATATCACAGCAGGCAGACCGAGCTTTAGACATCTAAGTTTGGAAGCAATAGGAGTCGGAGCAAATGCACGTAGAGAGGTGGCATAATGGCGATTACGTGTACGGTCACTCGTGGATTTACTTTCGCCACAGGCGTGGATTTAAATTCAGCGAACCTAAACGAGTTAGGCGAGCCAACAGTTACAGTTCCAAGCGTAACCGATACAACAGTAGTGCTAAAGAGTTTTGCGGTTGCGGATCTGCCAAGTGCTGGAACTGCGGGCAAAGTAGTCTACTGTACAAATGGGGATGGTGGCAGTCCATGCCTGGCATTAGACAATGGATCAGCATGGTTAAGAATAAACTTGGGTGCAGCAGTAAGTGCAACTGATGCAGAGGAATACATAATCGCAGAATGAATATACTAGAACAGGCAAAGGAATTTTACGACACCACTAAGGGTGACATGTTTAAGGATTTAAGTGCCTATGCAGCGTATGGGTATGTATTTATTACACCACAAACCATGTTGCTTGGAAAAGCAGTTAAGTCAGATTTAGACAAACATCCTGATGAGCAATGGGGTGTAGTTGCACCAGATGCATGGTATGTAAAAACTGCAATCGGAGAGAATGCAATTTCACAATTTATAAACAGTATTCCATACCCATTACCTTTTGTTGGGTGGATGAGACAATTAAAACAAAAACCTATTAAGTGGTACGACTTTAATAGAATCAATCGGAGGAAATAACAATGGGAGGAGGAGGAGACACAAATAATTATCCAGCACAACCATCTTATGGTGAGGGTATGCGTGAAGCACTCGAAGCACAAGTTGCATTACTAACAGGTGGTAAAGTTGGGGAGGCAGATTTTAGAGGAGTTGGTTCACTTGAAGATTTGCTTCCACTTGAACAATCCATCCGTGAGAAAACTGCACAAGCAGACACAGATATTCTTAGGCAGACTTTGCTAGGTGGTGGTAGTAAAGAAACATATGCACCAGATGGTAAGGTCATTGTTGGTTACGAAGATGCTCCAGACTCAAGCGGTGGATACAAGATTGTTGATACAAGTACTGGAACAAGATTGAGATCAGCAGGTGAAGTTGGCGGTCGTGGATACAGCTATGATTGGGGCATAAGAGTCATAGATACTAAGACAGGTAATGTTGTTCACGAAGAGAATGGTGAGTTCAACCATGAACCTGCATCATCTTATCCTAATGAACAGGTAGATAGTAAGGGGAACATTTATGTAAATTCTGGAATTGACATAGCCCATATGGAGAGGATCAAGAAAGATGTCACACAGAAATCACTAGAGAAAAAAGATTTATTTAGTCCCGAACAAATTAGCACATATTTCAATGCGGACTATCCAGACTCCTTAATTTTAACTACAGGTGGAGGCGTTGAAGAATCAAAACCAATATTTAAAAAGAATCCAGATGGCACAGACTTTGTGGCAGAACCTGGCACTTTTGAACCTGGTGAAGTAATCCGCGCAGGTGACGGCATGCTAGACCTTTTAGGTGACAAGCGTGCAATACAAGAGTTTGAAACACGCACTGCAACAGAAGCAGATGTTGCTGCTGGACTAGCAGATGAAGTGGGTAAGCAATTTGTCGCACAAAAAGACAGTGCAAGACAAGCTGGATTTGATGAGAGTGGTAACTTCTTAGGCTTATCTGCATTTGGAGAAGACATCCAACGTGCAAACCTATCACGCCAACGAGAAGCAGACCTGCAAGATGTATCCCGTTTATCTCCGCTATTCACAGACATCATGGAGGACTATAAACCAGGTACACAGGAAGCACTTGGTGATGCACGTACAATCCTTGCAGAACAAGCAGATGCACTCACAGGTGCAGGTGCAATAACTGTACCATCAGGTTCAACATATGGTGGTGACCTTGGTAGACAAAGCCTTACATCAGCAACCTCCTACGATCCATCAGCAAGTGTAACAGGTGGCACATATACAGGTGAGCTAGGTGCAGGTGATGACGCACTTCGTGGCGCACTCCTAGCAGATGCCAAGCAAGCACTTGGACAAGGACTTACAGATCGTGAGCAAAGACAAATTGCAGAAGCTGCTCGTGCAAGATCCACAATGATGGGCAGAACATTTGACCAAAGTGGTGCAATAGCAGAAGCAGAAGCACGGGTTGCTGAAGACAACCAACGCAAGATGCAGAACCGGGCATTTGCACAACAAGCACTTGGTCAGGAAGCAGGTCTACAAGAAGCAGACTTAGGACGTGGTATGCAGGCTCAACTCACTAACCAGCAAGCCACAAACCAAGCACTACAAGCTGGTATGGCAGCAGGTCTGGGACAGGAACAAGCACAGGCACAACTTGCCCAGGCTGCAAACCTAGCCGAGCAAGGACAAACACAACAAGCTAAACAGTTTGGTGTGGGTGCAACGATGGATGCCCAGCGTGCAAACGAGCAACTTAAACAACAAGGCATACTAGGATATATCCAAGCTGCCGGAGGACTAGCTGCACTAGAAGATCAAACCACACTCGACCCATTCCAAGCAGTGCTTGGCAGAGGAGGAGGAAATGCATTACAACAAGGACAGTCTGTATTTGGACAAGCTGGATATGGTCTGCAAAGCGCACCACAATATCTAAACCCAGAGTCAGGTCTTGGATTCATACAGAACCAAGCAACGAACGCAGCAAATATGTACTCTGCACAAGTTGCAGCAGATGCAACTAAGCAAGCAGGTATTATGAGTGGACTTGGTTCACTTGGTGGTGGGTTGCTAGGTAACTCAGGTTTGTTTACTTAATAAAAATAGGAAGATAAAACATCATGGCAAAAC